CTGGCGCTTGCGCTGAACTGAGATCGACCCTCCTCAGGATTTAGAATGGGTCCGTTGCACGCTAACTACGATCGCAACCTACATAGCTTTACCGCGAAATACCGTGTCAGCCCCGAGGCGCTTGTGCACCTGGATTACTATGCCAGGAGCTTGCAATTCGAGGCATATTCCCAGGCCAAGGAGAAGGCGTCATCTGACACCAGCTTCCACCCGGTCTGCCACGGCGTGCGCGAGATCGCCGAAAGACGCCTCACCAACGGCATCGCGGCCGGGCTGTTCGACGTTAGCGTCGAGCTGTTCGCCGGCAAGCGAATTAAGTCCGCGAAGTGGGGCACGTACCCGCAGATTGTTCCTGCGGATGCAGCGCGCCTTGCGTCTGCGTCGTACCTCCCAGAAGCCCGCTGCCTGTGCGCCTTTCCCGACGTGTGCGGGAAGTGCGTGCCGAAAGCGGGATCCGAGGTGCTGATCGTGGACGTGTACGCGCTTGAGGCCGCCGTCGTCGAGAAATACCTTCGGGAGCACAAGGTCTCGCTGCTGTCGATGCAGTGGGTCCACCCCGACGACGACTACGGCGACCTCGGCGGCTCCGAGATGACGTACGAGCGGATTTCCCGCGACACGTACAGGTACTCGGTTCCGGCGGGCGTCGGGGGGCCCAGGTTCCGCGGCTGGGGCGCCATTGGCGCCCCGGCAGGGGGGGCCTTGGACTACGACGGGATCTATTGGGGGGCGTCGTTCGACGGCCCCGTGGACCCCGTCTGCCTCGACGAGTACCACCACCCCCGCTGGCTTAGCCGCCTGGGGACCGACCTCCTGGTAGAGGACGTCTTCGAACTCACCGACCCGATTGAGCCGGACAGGCCTGTGTACAGCCTGTTCCGCATCCGGCCGGTCGCGCTGGTGCCCCCCGTCCCCGGGCCCAGCGCGGTGGACCGTCATGCCTTGAGCGTGATGGCCTACACCCCCGAGCAGCAGCGGGGGACACTTTTGCGCCTGCTGGAGAAGGACCAGCTAGTCACCCTTGACAATGCGCACATGGTGGTTGAAGGCGTCGTGCGAGACCTCGCGGCCAAGGCCGTGGCGGCCCGCTTGGCGCATACTCCCACGGACTCTGTGAACGTGGCAATGACAGCCCGTCTGCAGAAAGACGCGTCTCTTTCGGCGCGCCTGCCAGTGATTACCGCACTGTGGTTGCGGTTCGTGTCCCTCCCTCTGCGCCATCGGCTTATCGCCTCGTTGCTCATGTTTGCGGTTGCCAACTTGTTGGTGGCCCTCTCGTGGTCGAGCGTGATGTGGCCCTTGACGCGCCTGGCGGGGGCCGCGACCTGGCAGTACCCGGCCCACATGGGGCTCTTTATCTTGGCCGCGTGCCTGGGGCTCTACGCCCTGCGCACGCTGACCATATGAAGGGCCTCGCGGGCGTTCATCGCGCCCATCCTGGCGAAGACGCCGGATGCCGCGGTTTACGCCCGCAAGGGGCTGAGGGTAACCCGGGCGAACGAGGCGCTGATAGCAGCGCCGCGTGTCGCCGGTTACTACGTTGGGCCGGTACTAAATGCCGACCCGGTTATTTGGGAGCCGAAACACCCGAACAGTGTGGAACAAGCGCTATTACGTAATTTGTGCGAGCCGGCCGATCATGACGCCGGTCTTGCCGAACTGATTCGCGCGTTCAACACCGCCCTTGTCACGGAAGGCGCGGACGCATTAGGCGTCCGACCGTGCAAGGCGATAGGCCACGACGAGGCCTATTTCGTCAATGCCCAACGGGGCAAACGATCAAAATATATCGCGTACCTGGCTGCATTACTACAGATCCTGACCGTCACTATGTTTGATTACTACGGCGGGCTGGTGCAGAAGGCCAACTTCTTCGTGAAAAAGGAGGTGATGGCTCCGGGGAAAATGCCGAGGGCCATAATAGACGTGCCGAAGCACGAGGTCCTGGCGCTGCGTCCTTACGACAACCTGGTGGAGGAGTTCACCAGGCTGCACGCTAGCGTCAAAGGGGTGCCCGCTCAGGAGCGGGCCTCCATCCTGGAGCGCGCCATCGGCGTTCTGGGACTCAATCTTTACGGAGTAGGAGTAGATGATACCGCCCGCGATTCCAATGTGAATCTAGAGAACAAGCGGGGGTACGTGGGCCTTTTGGGTAGGCTGAGCCTGTATGTGAACACCGTGGTCGTCGCGATATACACGCGCACCAGGGTAAACTACAGTGCAAACGGCTTGAAGCTGACCGGGAACTTGGTGAACTTGGCCTCTGGGGCCTCGTACACCTCCTCATTGAACTGGTACGTTTCGATGCTGATGATGTGGCACATTTGCGAGCTAGCTGGCATCCCGAGAACCGAAAGGATCCTGGGGGCGGAAGGCGATGATTCGCTAGTGCTCTTTGTCAACACGCCCGTGAACCGGCTTCGCTGGGCATCTGTAGACCTTGATGTGGTCGGCAGGATGCTGGGCAAGCGGCTCAAGCTCGAAGGGGAAGGGCCGTTGGATAAGACGGCCATCCCTTTCGTGGGGGGCTATTTGAGCATAGTGTTGGGGCAGGCCGTGTTCACACCCGCGTACAAGCGGGGCTGGATGAAGGCCGGTATCGTGGCGCAGTTCGGCACCGACGGGTGGCCGCAACGGAAGATTTACCAGTTGTGCAAGTCGAAGGCCCAGTCGGTCCTAGACAAGTATGACGGTGTTCCGGTTTACTGGGCGTACGCGAATGTCCTAGCACGGCTCTACGGTTTGAGGGGTCGCACGACCGAACCTCACCCCTTTGCGCGCGAAGTCTATGCGAGGGCCGGCGTGTCACACGACCGGCAATATTACCTCGAGACCGCGATCGAGGGTGGGTATTCGGACCCCCGCGATTTCTAAGTCCCAGACAACTGGGCATCCTTGCTGGCTCTATACGAACCAGAGAGAGTTCTGTCGGTGAAACGCAATCCGACTATGGTGGCCAACCAGAAAAAGGCCAATGTGGCCAAGGCTCGTGTTATGGCAGCGAAGAAGATTCAGGCAGCTTTCCGTGGCGCTAAGGTGCGCGGCAAGATGGCTTTGGGCGCAGGCAACCGGGGTGGGATGAAGGCCATGCCCCCCCACGTTCGCCAGCACCTTTTGGCCACTCACTGCCCGTTTGACGCGCGCGCGAAGGGCGCGCGCCAACCTTCGCAATACGCGGTCGCCACCAACGTGCACACCTCTACGGTGTCCTACACGCTGACGACCGATGCCAGCGGCAACTTCGACGTAGTCGTGCTGCCCCACCCGATCTTTACGGTGTTGGGAGGCTATTCGACGATCACCGGAGGAGTCGTGGCGACCTCACTCGGTACGGGTGGCACGACGGTCCAGGCTGTCCGCGGCAATGTGTCCGCGGCCAACCTTGGTGCCACCTATGCCAATTATCGTGTGGTCGCATGGGGCGTGCGGCTGAAGAGCCTGCAGTCGTTCACCAACGCTGCGGGCCGTGTTTATGCCGCCAACATCCCCACTAACCCCCAGTTGCCCCTTGTTGCGGGCACTGGGGGCACTACCGCCACGGTTTGGGCAGCGCTTCCGGTCCCCTTCGACGGGACCGGGGTGTCCAACCAGCTCCTTAACTACCCCCGCTCCGTTCACATGAACGGGGCGGAGCTGGTCTCGGAGGGCGGCATCGAGCTCCGGCCCCACATTACTGGACCGGGCTACGAGCACTTCAAGGAGTCGAGCAGCCTCGAGGAACAGGGCCTGTGCGCCCCCGGCGCGGCGGGCGCCATCGCGTTCCGCAGTTCGCTTGGCTACGGCGACGTGTCTGGCGGGAGCCTGATCGCCATTCGGGGCGACGGTCTGACCGCGTCCGCTGCCGTCATGCTCGTTGAGGTGATTTTCCACCTGGAGGGGTCGCCGATCATCTCCTCCAGTGCGGGCGCAATTGTGCCCGCGGCCCCTGTGCCACCGCCGACGCCTAATGCCTCGCTGCATATGGCCTCCGCCGTGGCGTCCCTGGCCACTAGCCCCTTTGTCACTTACATTAGTGACAAGGTGCGCGACGAGGCCCAGGGGGCCGCTCGCAAGTACCTCCCGGGCCCTGTTGCCGGCATCGCTGAGAAGATGCTGGGCATCGGCTTTAAGGAGCTACCTGGCGCCATCGAGTATGGCGCATCGCTGCTCCCCTTTCTGCTCTAAGGGGGGGCGACATTTGTCGACTACATCCTGTTTGGACGCGTGCGCGCGCGTGCAGGACCCAATCGCCAACAGCCCTGTTTGTGGGCCACTCCTCGTGTATAGAGGCGTAGGTAACGTAAATCCCGAATGACACCCGTTAGGTGTTATAGTGGCACCTGATCTTTGAATCAGATCGCTGCGACTCCGGACTCATCCAGAGTATAAACCCAAACTGAGAC